TCCGGGCAATGGTGCGTGAGTCGAGACAGCCAGGGAGTGACAGCGCCCAGCGTATCAGCTCGACGTGGCGCCTGAAGTGGAACTGATCGGAGCAGGCCAGCGCATCCATGAACGCCTTGAGCATGACGCCGACATGATCGCGTGAGATGAACGCGTCGACCTCAGTGCGTTCCTTATCGCCGTCCTTAGTCGCCCATGACGGATGGTTAGGGTCGATGTTAAAGACGTGCCGTGACTGTACCATCTCGCGGTAAGGCAGCACGCCGGACTCCCGCATCTTGTCCTGCACCTTCTTCGGCTGCGCAAAGAACCACGCGTCGAACGACTTGGCCTCACTGTGCGGCGCCGTGAGGTCGTTGACTGTGGCCTTAGTCACGCTGCTCATTTGGTAAGGATGTTACTCAGCGGGCAAGTGGCAAAGGTTATGCCACAGGCCGTCGACCTTGAACTCCATCATGCCATGCCGACGCATACGCCAGATGAGTGATGAGACCTTGCCGTCATAGGTAAAGTCCTTGAGGATGTGTTCCCTAAGTTGGCTAGTGTTCATCGTGCTAGGCCAAGCACTCATAGCTTGCCTGATCCTATCGTTCTTCTCGTCCTTGATTGTCTTTGCCTTCACGGTGGCCTGCTTACGGATGGCTTCCATCTTCTCCGGCATCCTTGCCCAGGCGGCTTTGCGGACCTTAGTCCACCAGCGCTTCTTGGCTAGGTAGTTTAGCTGACTGGGTGTGAGGTTCCTTTTCATGTCACTGATGCCTCCCACACAAGGGCGTCCCCTAGCGTAAGCGCAGGGGGTAAGCCCGTAGTACCCTTACCTTTAGGTAAGGACGGATGTTGAGTGGGATGTTGAGCGGGTAGGGATAGGGGGGTCATGGGTAGGGGTTGGGTGACTTACCCTCAGTTGATATTCAAACGCCCTGACGACCCCTTAGCGGGGCGGGAATCGCTATCCCTTGGGGCTGACTGGGTGGCACTCTGGGAGGGGGGCTGGCTGTACTCCCAGCGGATGACACCCTTCTGGGCGGCGTGGCGGATGTAAATCTCGGACTTGAACTGCCCGGTATGGTCCTTGAGGTCGGCACGGCCACGGCGCTTAGTCAGGCCGAACTTGTAGATGGGCTCGTCGCCTTGGCAGCGGAAGAGCACGGCGACCTCGCGGAAGTAGTTAGTGAACTCCGAAGAGCCGAGGCCCGCGTAGGCTAGGTCGGCGACGGTGTGGCCTTCCTTCTCGGCAGAGGTCTTGGGTTTGCCGGTGTGGTGCATGGCGACTAGGACGGCGCCTGTCTCCAGCAGGATCGGGGCGAGGTCATGCCGCAGGAACTTAGACGCCTGCTCCTGGTCAGAGACGTCGATGCCGGCAAAGGAAAGCAGAGGGTCGACAAAGACGATGTCGGCCTTGTGCTCGATGATGAGGGCCTTGAGCATTGCGGTGAAGGTCGTGCCGGTGCTAACGGTGTCGCGGTAGATGGCGAGGTGTTCCTTCAGCTGCGCGATCTCGGCAGAGTCGAGGTAGGCACCTGCCACCACGTCTTGCATACTCTCGCCACAGTCGAGCGCGTCGTTCTCCGATTGCACGATGATTGAGCGCAGGGGCTTGACTGGCTTGATGCCGAAGAAGTCACGGCCTAACGCCCAGTGGACGGCGGCCTGCATCATCAGCGAAGACTTGCCAGTGCCTGACTGCCCGACGATCAGGAGCGACCCACCCTTGCACAGCCATCGGTTGCCAAGAATATTGTTCGGGTCGTTCTTACGGTCAGCGGTAAGGAGATAGTCGAAGTCCATGCGCTGCGGGCCGTGTCGGGTCTTCGAGCCCTTGCGCTTATCTGCCAGACGAGCATAGTGGTCGAGCAGTGTATCCGGGTCGGTGGCGTTGTGTGCCGCGTTAGATGCCTCACGGAGGAGGGCGGCGTCGGTAATGAGGTCGACGTGCTCAGGGCGATATGTCGACGCACCGGCATCGCTGACCAGGAGTGAGACGGTGGCAGCGTCCACAGGGGAGCGGGCCTCGCGTAGGCGTTGTGAGACGGTGAGCTCGTCGGCAGGGACTCCGTCCACGGCAAGGGATAATGCTGCCGCGTAGATGTCTTGGTGGACTGGCTCAAAGAAGTCGGAGGGCTTGAGATCACTAGGGAGAGGGAGCGCGTCACGGAGGAGGACGCCGAGGAGGTGGCGTTCCGCCGGCACGTTGTTCGGAGGAGTCATGGAAGAAGGGGTGTGGGTTTGCGGGCGTGGGTGCCCAAGGTCAAGGTGCTTTGCGTAGGAGACGGTCGAGGTCGGTGCGTCGGTAATGCGGGACAGGGCGGGGTGTCTTGTAAACGCGCCAGGGGATGTCCGTGCCGTCGAGCCGGTACTGGATGCCGCGAACGGTGCGGCGAAGTTTGCGGGCGTACTGCGTAAGTGTGACCCAGCCCTTCGGTGGCGTGAAGCGGTCGAGCTCTAGGGCGGCGATGTTGGCGTCCTCCCAGGTCTTAAACCTCTTTGACAGTCGGTACACAAGTCGCCAGCCGACGCGGCGCTCTTCTGCGAAGCCAGCCTTGACGATGCGGGCAAGGATAGGTCGTGAGCCCGCTAAAGTCTTTACGCGGATGAGGGGCAACACATCCATCGTTCTGATCCAGCCGTCGATGTCTTCGCCGGTCGAGCCACGGAGCGCGTCGACTAAGCCGCGAGCGTCGAAGGGCTTCATGCGCGTGCCTTCGGGGTGTAGACCTTGAGGTCGGTCTGCCATATCCAGCTGCGCCCGACCTTGTGCACGAGCCAGACCTTCCAGTCTTTGCCGTCGACCCAGCCAGCGGCAAAGCCTGAGCCCCAGCGGGACGTGGCTAGACGGTGCGATGCGTACGCCATGGCGTCCTTCTGACAGAGACAGCCAGCGGAGAAAGCGGCGCCGCCTTCGGCCTTGGTCAAGTTAACCTGGGCGAGCGTGTGCGTGTGGCCGTGGATGAGCGCGCCGCCCCGGTCAGCGTAGTGCTTGCCCTGCTCGGCAGTGGCGTTCAGGCCGTGCGCGTAACCGTGGATGAAGGCCACCGGGCCGAGACGGTAGACACCCTTCTCAGCGTGGTAGGGCAGGATGGTCTTTGCTCCGCAGCTCTTAGCGGCGGTCTTGATGCGGGCCTCTAGGTCAGCGCAGTAGTCGCGGACGATGGCCGAGCCGGACGTATGCTGGAGGGCGACCGTGCGGTGCTCGTGATTGCCCATGAGGTAGACGGTGGGCTTGGTGCGGGCGAGGAAGTCCTCTCCGCCCTGGATGTCAGCCATCAGGGACTCGGCACCTTCAGCGTCGTTGCCTACGCCACGGCGAAGCGATCGGAAGTCGAAGCAGTCGCCGAGGTGCACGCGCACGGTCGGCTTGTAGTCCTTCATAAACTCGCAGAGAGCGTCGGTGGCCTCTTGGTCGGCCATGTCGCCGTGGTTATCACCAAAGGCTACGAAGCGGGTCGGGGTGCTCATTTGGTGTTCAGGTAAGGGATAGGCTGGCCGGAGTCGAAGGCCGCGAGCATCTCGTCACGGCGCTGGCGAGCGGTCAGGAGGTCGTGGCCGATGTTCTCGACGATGTCGGTGCCGCGACGACGCAGGCGAAACCAGTAGCAGTCGCCCAGGCGTTGCAGGTGGTGGTTCGGGTTGTCGGTGATGACCTTGTCGGACTTGCGGTGGCCTTTGCTCACCGTGTACTTCGGGCAGGCCAGCAGGAAGGCGACGCGATCAGGGGACAGGCCGACCTTGCGGGCCCATGCCACCGTCTCAAGGGTTAGAGCCTCCATGAGCGGGCGAGGATGCGTCCTTCCGACATGATTTGCTGACGGGCGTTCGGCTTGAAGATGTACTCCTGGTCAAAGGAGTGCGAGGCGCGTATCTCGGCGATGCTGTCGAGCTCTTCGTCGTTGGCGGGGCCGATGCCGGCGGTCGAGACGTAGACCGTGCGTACCTTCCAGCCCTTCTCCCAGAGGATGTCCTGACAGACCCGCAGCTCATTGATGTAGCGCCAGTCGGAACAGACCACGGTCTCGGGGCTTACCTGATCGTGATGCTTCATCACCGGGCACCAGTTGGCGAAGTGTCGGGCGAAGACATCCTTGTCGAGGCGCCGTGCGAAGCGACCCATAGCAACCAGGGCGTCACGGTTCTCGCACTTGAAGTCCTCGGCCATGAAGTTGCCTTCGAGCCCGAGGTAGTCCATGAAGTGGTTACCGGCTTCCTTAAGCGAGTCGGCAAAGTTGATGTGCTCGGCAGGGCGGGTCGACCACTCCAGCAGGCCCGAGGCCAGCGTGTCCTTCCCTGCCCGGGCGAACCCACTGATCAGGACGAGAGTCGGGGCGGCCATCGGTGGGGGTGTCTCGGTCATGGCCGATTAGAATGGAGGAGCGTCGGGGATGTTGTTAATCACGGTCGGCTTTTGGGACCCCTTGCTGTACATCATCTTGTACTTGTATTGAGGTTTGCCGTTGTACTCGCCGTTCGCCTCACACTCCACACCGACGATGGTGGTCTGGCCGCAGGCCGGCGCAATGTATAGGAGGTATTCGGCAGGGGTAGCGTCAAGGCGAAGCTCCTCAGTGAACTTGCCGGAAAACTTGCCAACGAGCATAGCCAGGGCTTTGCCGTACTTGCTCGAGAAGTTCTTGGACAGGCAGAAGCCCTTGTCGTCGACGAAGAAGAGGCGGGCGGAGCAGGTGCCGTCTTCCCAGACCTTAATTTTTTCAATCTTGGGCTTAATCAATTTGAGCATATAGCTCCCATTGGTGCTTATTGAGGTTAAGGGCGGACGATCGTTAGGATTATTAGTGTTCATGGTATTAGGCAAAGGTGATGGCGGTGGAGGTTGACGGGCCCTTGATGTCGATGACCTGGACTGCGTCACCGTAGGCAGGCCACTCGCCGAGGGTCGTGCACTCGCGGTAGGCTTGCAGCGCCTTCTCGAAGTCGGAGCAGGCGTAGGACATCAGCTCGGGGCCAATCTCGACCCAGGCCGTGGCGTAGGGCGGGGCCTTCTCAACGAAGAGGAAGCGGAAGCCAAGCAGTCGGCGCTCAAAGGCGGTCTCGAAGCACAGGCGGTAGAAGTAGGCTTGGAGGTTGTAGCGGTACGCCCGGATGGACTTCAGGATGCCAGCAGGGGACGCGTCCTCGGTGGTCTTGAGGTCGTATAGGTAGCCATCGGTACCGACGCCGTCGATGGCGCACTTCAGCTGCACGCCGCAGTGATCGGTCGTGAACATGAACTCGGTCAGCTCGAAGGTGACGTCTGCACGCTTAATGGCTTGCCTAGCAAACGCGGCGATCAGGTGGCACTCGGCAGACTCTTCGTAATTGACGACCGTCATACCGGGCTTGAGGGAGGCTTGGAAGGCTTCGTAGGTGGCCTTGCCGTCCTTGGTGCGGCGGTCGCACTCGGGGGCCGTGACAAACTTCTCATTAAGCAGTTCAGGCTGGAGCACGGCGCAATGAATGAGCGAGCCCATACGCAGGGCCTTGGTCTCCTCACGCTCCAGGTTGAGGTAGGCTTGGTAGTGGGCCGGTGACTTCAGCAGCTCTTTGGAGCCGCTGTAGTTCAGCGCTTGGATGCCGTCGTAGAGGACGCGGTGGGTGATTGGTTCGGGTGGGATACGCATTTGGGTGTGGGTTGGGTTGTGGTGGAAATTAGAGGGCGTCGTCGTCAGGGCTGGACTCCTCGACACTGGCGGAGATGCGGCGGACATCCTGAAGGGCTTTGTCGGCGGCGTTCTCCATCGCCTCGAGCGTATTGCGGAGGACGCGGAGTTGAACGACGAGGACGTGCACGCGGTCGTGAAGCGGTTTAACCTGGGCGGCTTCGTCGGCGGTCTCGATGTGATCGCAGAAGACTTGCAGCTCGGTGATGGCGGAGCGGTTTAAATCCGACAGCGTGATGATGTCGGCGTCGTGCTGTTCATAACGTCCGGCGATGTGCTGGACGGTGGCTAATGAGCCCGTGATGTTTTCCACAAGGCGCTTTATGTTTTCGCGGTTGGTCATCGTTTAAAGGTAAGTTCCTTTATCTCGCCATTTGGGGCAAGCGTGAAAAAACGGACTTGTGATCGGGCAAGGGACGGGTGCGTCTTGCGCTTCCACAGGCCGAGGTCGGAGAGAAAGTCGGCGTGCTTGCGGGCGGTCATCTCGACATAGGGATAGCCGTCAAGGAGGAGAAGCAGGGCGTACTGGCCGGTGACGGTGCGGGCGATGCGTTCGATGCCAGCGGGGGTGTTGGTCATTTAGTAGTCGGCTTCCAGACGTTCAGCGAGAAGAGGTATTCCCAGCGCTTGGCGTTGGAGAGTAGGCGGAGGTCGGTCTTGGTAGACTCGTAAGGCGTCTGCAACTTTAGCCCAGGGGTTGCCCGGGCTTCGGCTGCAGACTTGGCGCTAGGCATGATTGCGGGCTTCCTGCCAGTCTTCAACGGCCTCTTGCAGTTCGGATGGGTCGACGCGCTTGGCGTGGCGGACGCAGTACCAGATGGCGTCACCGGCCTCGCGCATAGCCTCGAGGCGACCTTCGAGCTGACGGATGCGGACGTTGGCCGCGAGCAGTTCGTTCTGGGCGTGGGCGTTGGCGATGGCGTTGTTCAGGAAGGCCATCGGGTCGAGGGGGTTGATGGGGTTGCTCATTTGGTCAGGGGGCGGGGGCTAGGGGAGAAGGCAGGGGCCGCAGAGCGAAAGCCAGAGGCCGCGACAGCCCCGTCGTCGTCGAGGTCAACGGAGATACCGCAAGCCGTCTGGATGGACTGCCGGCGGATGTAGGTGATAGCGCCGCCAATCTTCTGGGCGTCGAGACCCTCGGCCTTGACCATCAGGCGACCGAAGTCGAAGCGCTCACCAGAGGCGTGCAGGAAGGCGGTGTTGATGCCGACCTTACCTTCCTCGGAGACGAGCGTCTGGATCAGAGCCAGGTTGTGCTCGAACAGGACGGGCTTGATGGCGTCGAGCAGCGCGTCGAGGGAGACGTAGCGGTTCTTGAAGCCGGGGTTCACTTTGTTGGCCTTGACGTTGTCGAGCTCGGCGAGAGCGGCGACTAGGTCGGCGGTGGGGGTTTGGGATTTGGGCGTGGTGCTCATGGTGGGAATTATTTGGCGTCGTCGGCTTTGGTGACTTCACCGGCCTTCAGCGTGGCCTCGATGTCGCCAAGGCTCATGCGAGTGTAGCCAGGGACGAAGAGGTTGTAGTAGGTCACGCCGTTGCGGATGGTCGGGGTCAGGAGGCGGGCAACCTTCTGATCGGGTAATACGATGTATGACGAGTCGGCGATGATGCGATACTCGGAGGGGGATTTGATGTCTTTCTTCATAGGTTGGAGAGGGTTAGTTAATGACGCCGCGAGAGGCGGAGTCAAAGATGAGCAGGGCGTCGGCGTTCCAGAGCGTGACGGTCTGGGTCGGGAAGAGTTCGGCAGCGCGTGCCTTGAGTTTGTTCTTCCACTGGGTCGTGGTCAGTTCGCCCTTGGTGCCGCAGGTGTGCGTCTTCTGCCAGATGGCGGGACGGATGCGGTGAATCTTCCAGCCCATAGCGACGGCGGCGCCGTAGAGGACGCCCGTGTTCCACATCAACTTGCCGATGGCCGAGCCGGGGATGTTCTTGCCGGCGAAGAGCGGGGGCTCCTCGAGGTAGAGGCTTACGTCCTTGGCCTTGCAGCTCAAGTCAGCGAGGAACTGACAGACCTCGAAGTCGGAGCCGGGCATCTTAGCGCACTCGACAGGATCACCGTCCACCGACCAGACGATGCCACCGTTCACACCGGGGTCTATCGCTACGAGCAAGTGCATGGGCAAGACCCTTGTCACTTCCCACGCTGGGACAAGCGGAAAAGATTGCCGACGCGTAATGCGTAGTCGTTCGGGGCGAAGTGGTAGGACTTAGCGCCTTCGTAGCCACGGTTCCAAGCCAGGGCTAACTGCTCAGGGGTCGGGGTCGAGTAGCCGTCAGCCTTGAAGCGCTGCCGAAGGATGCGGAGGTGGGCCGCCGCGATCATGTCCTGGGCGGTGACGTTGCGCCACTGCGACCACTGATAGTGGAAGAGCCTCTCGGACTCCAGCAGGGCGTTGGCGTCGTCCCATGCGGCCTTGCCTACCTGATACATTCCCCGCTCACCGGCCTTGCCGATGGCCTTGCGGTTCTGCCCTGACTCGACCTGAGCGATGGCCTCAAGGAAGGTGGCGTCGGAGGCCGCAGCTGAGTTGAAGCCGAGGAGGAACAGGGCGACGATGGAGAAGGGGCGCATGGGTTTAATCATCGCTGCCAAGGCTGCTTGCCGGTCTTAGCGGTCAGCCATTTTTCTTTTGCATCATTGCATCTGTCTGACGAGTATTCATCAGTCCATATAAGCATATTAAGCAATAAATCGCCACCCTCGGTCAGCCGCTCCACTTCGGCCTTGAGGCGGGCGTTCTCCTTGTTTAGTTCGCCTACTCGGCGCATCATCGTCAGTTCTAAATCGCTCATACGCGGCGGGGGACTTGAGAGCCGGAAACTTCGTAGCCATCTAGCTCATAAGAATACGTTATGCCGACCCAACCGCCAGCCGCGACGTATGCCTGAAGCGATACCTTCACGGCGCCGTCCTCATGCAGCGCTTCGTGGTAGTGGTTCAGTATCTTCTTCACGTTGGTCGATGCGATGGCGGCCTTCGGGCTCAGAATATCGCCGGTCAGGATTCGCTCATTGATTTCATAAATCTCTAGAATCAAGTTCCGCATCCCCTGTAAGTGTTGAAAGCTACTCATGGGGGTAGGCGTCGGGGGTGATGGCCGTGCCCTTGATGATGGCGTCGTCCTGATCGCGGACGCGCTGCCGAAGCAGTCGGATGTCGGCGGCTTGGTCTTCGATGATGGTGCGCTGAAGGTCGTGCAGGTCGTCGAGGCGGTCAGCGTATGCCTTGAGGGCGTTGGCGCTCATGTGCAGGGTGCGGGCGTAGGCCCAGGGGACGAGCCACCAGAAGGTGGGCATCTTGTTCGGTCGGATGGTGATCATGTCGGTGGAGTGGGCGAGAGGGTCAGGCATTTCGGTTGAGTTTGTACGGCCCGCGCTTGTTGAGGTTAGACCAGGGGATGCCGGCGAGCTTGATCCAGTTGCGGATGCAGCCGACCGAAACTTCCATTGCGTTGGCCGCGTCGGCCTGAGACTTGCCGGCGGTGTTAAGGGCCGTCAGCTGCGGAATGACCGAGACGAGCCGACGAGCGGAGTGGGGGAGGACCGGGCGGGCGAGCGTTAGGACGCGACCGTCTAGACCTTTGACGAATGAGACTGAGGACTGGTTCATGTAGGTGGGTGGAGATTAGCGGGTGCGGTGGACCTTGGCCTTGACGGGCTCGGCGCCGTTAATAGCCCGGGCGAGTTCGGGCCCGTAGAAGGTTACGACGGCGAGCCAGCCGAAGATGATCAGGAAGGAGATGGCGATGGGTGCTTTCATGGGTGGTAGATTAGATGACCTCAACCTTGCCGCCCAGGAGGGTCTTCGGGCCTTTGCCAGTGATTGCGTCGGCGAGAGACTGAGCAAACGCCTGATGCGCGTCGTGCAGTTCGACGGCCTTAGCAGCGGCGGCATCCTTATCGACGCAGCGGGCGTTGAATCCGCGAGTGCGGGAGAACTTGGGAGAATCCTGACGGCTGACGAGCCAATCGGCGGAGTCGTCTTTCTTGGCGATCAGGCCAATGACCTTCTCATTCTTGCGAACGAGAAAGAACTGGACGCCGATGTAGCGGCCGGAGGAGGTTTCGTTGACGGTGATGTTTTCTTTGGTGGTCATGGTCTTGGTGGTGCCCTGACATCCTCGGTCACGGATTACATTGCGTCAACATCCTTTACCAAAACTTTTGACGGGGGCGTTTGAGGGGGTCAAAGCCACCCCTAGGTCAGCCCCTAGGCTACCCTATTAGACCCCTCTCCGTGCCCCGTGGCGGGCTTAGTCGCCCTTTGTGGGTGTCTTCCCCTTGCCAGCCTGTTTCCTTAGCCAAGCCAGCCCCGCGTCAACGGCCTCGGGAGAACAGTAGCCCGCCGCGCCGGCGGCGGCGAAGGCCATGCCCTCGGAGGAGAAGTAGCCCTTGGTAGCCACGCCGACCAGGAGCGATGTCAGGCCGGCGGTGGCCGTGCGCCTGAAGATGTAGCCGAGGCTATGCTTCTCGGTCGAGCAAGCGTACCTCACTAGCCAAGCGGTTGCACCGATTGTGACGCCGAACACGATGTCGCGGAGGGACACCGGCAGATCGTCGGGGTTAGGGGTAGGCATGGCGCTCATTTACGGATCACGGTTAAGAGTAACATTATATTAGCCAGACTATAGCAGGCCCACATGGTCCCGAGGGCTGGCCGACCAACGCAGAAGCAAGCAATGCTGGCAGACAGGTAAGCACCCGAAGCGATACCAGGGACCACAATCGTGGTAAAGAATTCAGTCGTCATGTGATGCGCGGGGGCTTGGCGTTGGGCTCGAGCAGGACGCAGCGGTAGTTCTGAGCCCATAGCACTTTGCAAATCATCTTCCCTGTGCGGTCGACTTCGGACTCGCTCATGCCCGGGTGGCAAAGGTGAGTGACCTCATGAATTAGAGTCTCAAGCATCCGTTTTGCACCAAGGCGCGGATCTATTTCGAGCTTGTTCTCTCCAAGAAATGCCTGCCCCCAGGCACGTTCACGACCGAGGCGACGATGCACGACTTTCACTGGCTTAGACTTTCGGCGGGACATAGTCAGAGGCGTTGGCTTTGTCCTTAACGTAATCCCAGAGCAGGTAGAGCATAAGTGCGGCGGCAATCGAAAGGGTGGTCGCCACGATAACGCTGAAATATTCACTCTCAATAATGAACGGCACTGCGCCGCAGAGCATCCCGCAGCCGATTAGCGGCAAGCCAATCTTAGGGGAGAGGAACGCCGTGCAGAGAGCACCGGCTACGGCCAGCGCTCCACCAATCCAGCTCCAAGTCTGAGAGGCCATGTCCTTCTTGGCCTGCTCGACGGCCTTGGTGAGTTCGACGATGCGGGCGTCCTTCAGCTGCGATATACGCAGGGCCTCGGTCGTGTCGGCCTGAACCTTGAGCCAGGAGGTGTCTATCTGCGAGAGCAGTTTCTTGCCGAAGGCTTCGGCGGCGGCGTAGTCGGTAGGCGACTGACGCGCTGCACGTGCCCGCGCTATTGCGATCTCGCCAGCCTCGGGAGCAGGGAGGAACGAAAGGGCCACGGCGGTTTCGGAGCGCACGACCTCGGGGCGGTCGGCGTTCTCTTTAGCGATGGAGATGGCGGCGCTGACCTTAGCGTCGGCGGTGTCCCACTGCTTAGAGACTGTAGCCACAACGGACGGTGAGGTCGGACCGGGCGGCTGGACTGGCAGCGGCTCGGGGGACGTAGCACACCCGGTCAGGCAGAGAGCGATGACCAGGAGTGTGCGCATACCTTACTTGCCCTTAAGGGCCTTGAGGATGTCCACGGCCTTCTCGACCTTGGCGGACTTGGCGTTCTTGTAACCAGCGAAGAAGCCGCCAGCGAAGGCGACGACGATGAGGAGCAGAGTGATCATGGGTTCGGGATGATGGTGACGATGACGAGAGGGCCGAGGTTGGCAGGGGTCTGCGGGGTGGCGAAGGTGACGATGCAACTCTCTTGAGAAAGTTCGACCGATAGGGGCGACGCATTAGGGAATAATGCGTTAAGAATTGCAGGAGGGTTTACGGAGTTATCCAGCGTCATTCCCAGTAATGTAATTTTGTATGTGGTCATTATGGTCCGAAGATGAGTTTACCGCGCGCGCAGATAAGGCGGTTATTAAATGACAGCGCTGGCGTAGCCGTGAAAAAGATTTCTTCTTGATAAGTAATCTGAGCCGTAGCGCACGCACCAGTCGGGCCCAGAGCTGTGGAGGCAACCTGCGTTCCGTTTACATTGAGAGTGACGTTGCCCGCCCCGTCAGAATAAATCTCCCAGTCGAACACTCCGAGATTCACTGGCGTGTAACTGCTGCTTACATCGGTCAAGGTCGTGCCGTTGTGAACCGTTAGGAGCAGGGGGGTAGAAGCACCGCCAACGTGCTTGAGGCCGACACCCTTAGTTGCAAGGGAACCGGCACCGCTTGAGAGGGTCTTGCCTACGGAAATCATTACAGTCTTCGCCGTGTCGCTGACCGTATAAGTGCCGCAACGGCCCGACACAAATAACTTATCCGAGAATGAAGCGTTGCCGTTCGTCGATGTGCCGTAGAGGTGAAAGGATGCGTCGTTATTGCTTTGAACGCGGCATAGCGCAGAGTTTAATGATACAGAGCCTGCGTCGAGGTAGACAATCATTCCGCCAAGTTGAGCGACGGCGCCGGTGCCCACTACAGCTGTTCCGAAGGATGCTCGATTTAGTTGCCATGCACGAGGGTTCAGGTCATTACTCCGCATAGACGCAGGGTTAATCGCAAGCGTCGTTGACGTGCCGGTCTTGGCTTCAGTGTTAGTCGCAAACGCCGGAACAGCCGCCGTGACAAACGCCGTGGTGGCCAGCGCCGTGGTGTTGTTGCCCGGTGACTGCGTTACGCCGATTGAACCAGTCGGCAGGGAAGGCGAGCCAGTGAAGGTCGGGCTTGCGAGAGCAGCGCGAGTCGTATCGGTCGGGTGGACGTGATCCTCGCGAGAGTATAGCAGGGACGTGCCGACGGCAGCCGTGCCATCGACAATAGGTGTACCCGTGCCGGCCTGACCGATGACGAACGCCGTGGTGGCAATACTAGTGTCGTTATCGTTAATGGCAGGCGTCGGGGCACTCGGGTTACCAGTCAGGGCTGCATTGGCAAATAAGGTCGCGGCTCCGGGGAACTTGACGGTCTGCTTTCCGTCGGCAAAGGTGATGCCGTCCCATTCAACAGTCAGAGTATTGCCGCCAGGGCCAGAGTTGAGCAGCTGGATGTTGGAAGCCGATACATTGACCTGACTATAAACGTTATCATAACTGCGGTAGCCTGAACCGTTGTTGGCCTGAATGTTGCCAGTAATAATGCCACCAGCTTTAGGAAGTAAGGTCGAGAGGTCAACGGACAGGACACCCGTAGCAACCGCAAGGGGAGCCGTGACGCTGGTGATGAAGTCAGCGGCAGGGGTCGAGAAGACCGTATTAAAGTCGGTGCTGTCAATCTTGGTCAGCACCTGTCCAGCTGTGCCGCCAGTCGGTACGCCCGCCCCAGTCGCACCCGTAGCGCCAGTCGCACCCGTTGCCCCAGTGTTACCCGTGACCCCTTGGATGCCCTGGATGCCTTGGATGCCTTGAGCACCTTGAGCGCCCGGGCTACCCACGCCGACGGTAAGGACGGCAGGAGCGGTTGACCCGGTGGTCGTCTCGACTGCTCCAGGGATGGTGATCGTAAGCGCCATGAGATTAGACGGTGACCTGGCCGATGATGTCTAGGCGCATGGTATCCGAGTAGAAGATGGTCGTGCCCTGCGTGAACTTGATGTCCCAGCGGGCCGTGCCGATAGCCCAGTCAGCGGTCGAGCCAACGTAGTCAGCGGTAAAGGACAGGCCGTTGCCGGCGACGACCACGGTCAGCTCGTACTCGTTGCGGTCCGCGTCGACGATGGTAGAGGTGACGGTCACGCCGATCAGGTCTTGAATAGCCGGAGGGGCCTCCGGGGTAAACACGGTCGAGGAACCGAAGTTCGTGCCGCGCTTAAAGGTGACGGTGTTGCAGCTCATCGGGTCTTATCGTTGCGGGGGTTGGAAGGGGGAGGGGGGGTTAGGTAATCGGCGTCAGTTTGCCGACGCCAGTGACGTAGCCCTGGGCAATGGGTGAGCCGTATAGGAAAAACTGCCTGCCTGCGGCGGCTGTAAACAGGCTGCTAGTAATAGTAATCGAAGCAAGACCCGCACTCTTTGTAACGGTTTCTCCTGTCAATTGAGTCTGAAGTTCAACTGGCACTCTTGTGGTATTTGCCACATAGTCATACCAGTCCAGCCAAAGATACATATCGAAAACAAAATTGGGCGGGGGTGAGGGATTAGGTTGATTGTTTGTTGCACCAATATAAAAATTAAAAGAGCCAGCTAAATTAACGAGATTTCGGTCTGCCCTAATTAGCCCGCTTCCACCTGCGGCTGACTTAAGAGATACATCCCCTGGAAGCATAACAGGGTACTCAAAATTAAAAATAGACCCAGGGTCAGGTTGTGAAAAGGCAGTCCTAAGACTGGCCCATGTGTAGTAAAATGTAGCCGCGCCGGACTTGGCTATGATGACCCCGTTGGCCATTAGACTTGGGCGTAATAGTATGTGGCGGTCTGCGTTCCCATCTTGATGCGATCACCCCAGAGCGAGCCGGTGATGTTTTGACTGACCGTAAAGGCTGTCGGGGTGGTGACGTTGTCGACGGTGATGGTGCCTAGGACGATAAATCCTGCGGTGTCGGTATCGGGAGATACTGGCGACACATTCCCTCCGATCACTACAGGGTAACGAGCGCTCGTCACATCTGAAGACGGGAAGTCGTTGGTCGTGGCGTCAGGTCCAGACCGTAAAGTAATGTACGACGTCAGGGTGGTCGCATCGTAATTCACTGAAGTAAGTTCAGCGGTCGGCGGGTCGGCCACGCCAGCAGTGACCCGGTCTAGTAAAACCGTTGTCGACGAAATGTAATCATCGAGCAGCGGGACGATGTTATTGATTATGCCAGACTGCACCTGATAGATGACATTGCCTCCTGCGTTAATGCTGGCGTTAATGATTTTAAGAGGGTGTCCTGGCTCTTCAAAATATCCTGTTATGGCCCACGGCGACCAAGGCTTCTCGATGTCAAGGTTTGTCCCTAGGCTAGAGGACGTGAAGGTATAGCCCGAGCCTGGTTGGACGCTCATGGATTAAATATTGATGTAAACGTCAGGCGGCCAGCCTTCGACCGAGTAGCGGATTTCGTACATGACCTTGTAAAGCGATCCGTATTCCTCAACGTTGATTTGAGAAAGCAGGTTTGTGTTGCCGTAAAGGCCAGCGCCGATTGGACCCCATGCTGGGATAAGCGGGAACGACGCGCCCCACTGGTTGGTCGCCGTTGCCTTACCCAAGAGCACATAAAGAGCCTGCACAAACGATGCGTCGTTATAATAGCAGACGCCCGAATAAGTCGTCGTGCGGTTTAGGTACTGAGTCTTACCGTAGATGTCAGGAAAGTCTGGGTCTACGAAGCCGATGAAGCGGCCGCCCATGCCAGTCTCAAAGCAGGCGCCGAAATTACCTTCGCAGGAAGGCACCACAACGGGCAAGCCCGTAGTCGCACTGATCACCGTGACGGGAGGCCCGAGTGTCGAGTCATTGTAAGCGCCGCCGAAGTCTGCCGGCAAGCCAGCCAGGGCGGTGCCACCGTAGCCCGTTGCCGCCGTGAAGAAGTTGGGGTGAGTCGTGATGTTCTCGGCGGTGAGGCCGTTTGCCGCGGAGGTGTTGGGGTTCGTGCGGGTGCCACTGTTGACCGTTGGGTCGATGCCGACGTAATCCACCTTGACGGTCTGATACTGAAGCGAGTCGAAAGAGACGCTTGCCTTGTGCGCCTTGAGGTAGGTGTAGCCGGCCTGACCGAAGGCCGTGCCGCGAGCGGTAAGCGATGCAGCGCTGACAGCCCAGTCGAGTTTGTATGTGGCCGACGCCGTGACGAGACCGAAGCCGTCCGTGACGACGGTCCAGCCTGGCTGGATCTTGTCGGTCGTGAGATTGTTCCCGGTAGGTACGATTGGCATAAGATTAGGCGACACCTGCCTTTTGCATGGTGAGGGGGACGCGCTCGGTAAAGGGTGCAGGGACGGTGCCGTTGCGGTTCAGGATGAACTGCTCTTGCAGGATAATCTTAATCTCTTCCATCAGCTCGTTCTGGCGGGTCATCTTCTCCATGACTGGGTTGGCGCCAACGCCGACGACCGTGCCGAAACCTTCGGGGCCTTTGAATGAGCCGGCCTTCAGCTTGTTTTCATCAGCCGCAAAAATATGTGCGTACTTCTTGCCCTCTTCGGAATTAAGGAACTCTTGAAGTGCCATGTCCTGATATTCTTTCTGCATGGCAAGTTGCTTAGGGCTTGGTGCCACGCCTTCCCCTCTGGTGTTGGCGGCTGTTTCCTCTTCAATCTTCTGCATGACTTGCCTGCCCCTAACTGTATCAGTAAAGAACTTTTGGGTCATCTCCTCGCGGCCTGCTTTTACTTTCTTTTCCTCCTCTTCCGTGGCGGCTTTTAACTTTAAGAATCGAGCCATCTTGGCTTCGTCGGTTGAAGCAAAAACGGTCTCGCCCTTGGCGATCAGGTCTAAGCCATCCTTTGCGTCCTGCTTGGCCTTTTCAATGGCGCTGGAGATGGCTCCCATAAGAGACTGAAGGATGACCATCGGGGCGGTGAACCCAAGGAAGATGTCCTTAAATGAGTTGCCGAACTTCTTGCCGATATCGCCTAGCTGCTTGTCAAAACCAGAGGCGGCCGACGAAGCCTTGCCCATAGCCTGGGGGACGTCCGAGGTGGTCTTAATATTAACTGTCAGGTCTTGAGCCATGTCAAAGAGTAGTTACCTTTGCAGAATTGGAAGCGGTGGCGGTCTTAGCCTTGGACTCCTCTTCGGCGATAAAGGCTTCCTCCTCCGGCGACATGATCGCCACGTCGACGCCCTTACGCATGGCGAACGCGGCATTCAGCCAGATGGCCTGACACTCCGGCATCTCCCACGCCCGTTTCTCGTCGATGTTATTCGCAATTAGGTTTGCGATGACCATCAGGGGCCACGGTGCCTTGCTGCTCCCGCCGGTCTTCTTGTCGGTTTGATCCCAGAACTTAGGCCAGTGGCTGACTAGGATGTAGTCGGCGAAGGCCTTGAGCATCAGTTCAAACTTGGCAGGGTTGTCGTTCATCCGACCGATCCGCAGCTTGTCAACCCAGCCTAGTTCGCCCAGGGGTTCTTCAGCGCACACTTGGCAGGCAAAGATAAGGTCGGCGGGGGTCACGCCGCGAGAGCCGGTGACCAAGGGCGAGTCGAAGGCCATCAGTCGAACCCGGTACTTGAGGCACCATGGGTAAAGCGTTCGACCTAGAAACCTCGGAAGATGCCCGGGTCGATTTGACTATTTAGGAATCGGCGGTCCACCCCTTCAGATTAACCCCTCAACAGGGAAGTCAATCAGTAGGTAATCTCCTCAAAGGACTCGGCAGTCAAAGAGACTGTCACGAACCCTTTTGAACTGCCGCGGTCGTCGACCTTTGTGATTACTCCCGAGAAGCTGACCGAAGCAGAGCCGCCCGGGTAAGCCGAAGCGGTCTTGACCGTAAAGGAAAGAGTAGCGCCAAGGGCAGGAATCGACGAAGCACTTGCCACGCCCTCGACCGTAATCTCAGAGCGGCGGTCGTCATAGCGAGCCGTGATGGTCTTGCCCGTCTCGTCGACCACCGTGCCGGTGTTGTTAAAGCCAGAGGAGACAGTGTAACTTTGCACGAAAAGCGAGGCCTCTTGGCCGGCTCCGATTCCGTAGAGGCAAACAGTTCCGGTATTTACAGCGGCGCACATGGTTACAGTTGCTCGGTTTGGTAACCTTACGCGGGGAAGACGGTCAGGATGTCGAACGTGAACGAGGTCGCCCAGGAGCGCTCGTCAATGCCCTCGTCTTCAGACTGCATGGTAACGTCATAGCAGGACGCGTCGCCCCCAGCCGTGAAGGCCGCCTTGATGGAGACCAGGTCGCGCATATTGCCGGACAGGGCGGCGCAGCGCAGGCGGTGATCGGCAAGCGTTGTGTCGTCAGCGTTCGAGAAGAGGGTGATGCGGACCGAGCAGCTGAAGTTGCCTTCGCCTTCGGGGAGGTCGGACGGTGCCCGGGCGGCTTCGCAGAGGACCACGGCCTTGGGTAGGGTCTGGGTGGCGTTGTTGTCCCCGGTCAGGAAGGACACGGTGGTCAGCCCAGTCTGGGTCGAGAGGTAAGTTGCGACGGTGGACTCGACGATGTGACGGATAGATGCAGTGCCCATAAAGTTTAGCGGCGGTTAGCGCGCTGGATGGTGGTGTTCATGTGTTTCTCGAAGCGGGCCTTCATCTGCTTGATGCGGTTAGCGTAGACCAGGGGCAACACGGAAGCGTCGACGCCGATGTTGTTTACGTTGCCCTGGCTGTTGGTCACGCTCAGCTCGACGACCTTCTCATTGGCGAGGAGGCTGTTCGTTCCGCGGACTTGGGTGTGCCGGTTAATCCATGCTACCTTGAGCAGGTCGACGCCAAAGTCTTTGGGGATGCCGTTGATGACGGGCTTAGGAAGGGAGCGCAGCGCCGAGGCCCAGCCCGACTTGATCATGCCGACCATGCGCTCACGGTCCTTGATGTATTGCGTAATTTCGCCCTTGGTCTCGACAAGCATCTTAACCCTGGTCGGGCGGACGCCCTTGCCGATGCGGCCACCAAACTTGCCCTTGATGCGGTTATGGATTGAGCGGATGTCCTGGACAAAGCCCTGGCCGTACTCGGACATTACAGGGTTGGTCGTGTTAAAGTAGTTTTTAGCCTTCGAGAAAGCCCGGTCATAGTCGCGGTCATTGGCAATCTTCCGCATAATCGGCGAGAGGCCCTTCAGCGCTTCGAGTGTGCCCTTGCCTATAATCTTGTTAAACAGACCGATGTCATTGGTCTTGGTAGCGTAGGCCAGTTGATTGGTCAGCAGGGGCGAGGCCGAGGTTGAGCTGCGATCGTTGGCCGCGACAAACATCTTCTTCATGTCGCCGGCGATGGCTTCGTCGCCAGCGGTCTGAGCGGCCTTCGATAGGCCACGGCCTCCGCCCTTCGGCATAGGAGGGGTAAAGGTTGCCGCGTCTTGGCAGGCCAGGGCGGCTTGTTCAAGGCAGGCGTCTCGCATGGTCTGCCCGGTAAGCGCCGCAAACTTGCGACAGGCCGTGATGAACTCAGCCTGGGACTTAGGGGTGACGCGGATTTCGACCACGGCTTTACTGGTTATCGTCGATGACGACGAGCGTGATCCATGCCGACCCGGGCTTGTGCGTCTGGGTCGTGATGCGGACGGTCTTCCCGCCGGCGACGATTTTCTTCCCTTGGCCTAGGCTGGCGATGGGGACGCCTGCCGACAGTAGGGCCGCCGATGACCCATTAGAGCCGTCTGGGAGCGTCCATGAGGCCGTTACAGCGGGCATCCTGACCGAGTACTGGGTCCGCTCCATATACCCACCTGCTTCGAGGACGGTCATCACGGCGGGGTCGGAGATAAGGCACTGGAAGGTGATGGCCCCAGAGTTGGCCGTCCCGGCCACGCCGAAGTCCGCGATCATCTCTTTGGCGTCAGCGAGAAAGTCAGCGTAGAGGCTCATCCTATCAATGCCCCGTTTGGGAACTAGGCACAAAAAAGGGGCCCATTACTGAGCCCCTTAAGTTCGTAGCCTTGGCCGCTATTAGGCGGTCTTGAGGCGGACGAGGGAGGTCGAGCGACCGACAGCAGCGCCGAAGAGCAGCGTGGCGGTGACGTTCAGGAAGCCAGACTGCTCCATGCCGACGAGCACCTGGACACCGAGACCCGTGCCGGCGTCCGTAGCGTTCGAGACTTCAAAGCCGGGGATGCCTTCGGAGTCAGGCAGGGCGGAGGCGAAGGCGATAGCGTCAGGACCAGCAACCCAACCGGCCAAGTTTTCGGAGTTGTTAGCGAGGTTAGCGAACTGGTAGATGCGGGCACCGGCGATGATGCCGAGGTCGCCGTCGCGGATGATGGAGGCACCGAGGACGTTGTTGCCAACGATCGTGGTATCCTGACGGAGGTCAGAGATGTAGGTGCTGTTCAGCACGGCGTAGCGAGGGCTCGGGGCCTTGGCGTCGTCGAGGGTCTTCTGGACTCCGACGAGTTCGAGGTACGAGAGGGCAGCACCAGAGACAGTCGAGACGCTGTAGTTAGCGTTGGTGACCTGAGTGTTGATGACGTCCATGACCTTCTGGGCGAGACCGATTGAGGCGGTCTGAACGAAGTTCTGCACGAAGAAGTCAGCGCCGTAGTCCTTCAGGTTAGAAGGGGTGAAGCGGCTGGAAATCTTGAAGTGCGAGAGCGAGACAGTCGCGGCGGTGATCGTCGCGTCGTCCTGGGTGAGGTAGCCACCAGAGCCGAAGGCAGTAGCAGTCGAGGTGCCGATGAGCGGGACCTGGATGCTCATGCCGGAGGAACCGGGACGGGCGGAGAAGACAGACGAGATGCCGGAGAGAACAGGCAGCTTGTTGACGAGAGCGGAGAGCACGCCAGCCGACAGTACGGACGGGGCGGCGGTGATGGAATTAGCCATGAGTTAGGATTGAGTAGGATTGAGGGAAATTAGAAAGAGGCCTTGATGATCGCGGAGCGATGGGCCTCGAAGTAGGCGTTGCGTTCCTTGGACCCGACAGGCAGGGCCATGAAGGCGACGTAGTGGTTGACGGCCTCGGCAGGAGCGCCGTCGCCCTGGGGAAGAGCAACCGGGGTGACGCCGACAGACG